GAGCCGCTTTGTTTTGATTATAATGGAGGCTTAGGATTTACAATTGGTGGTAATAATATACTAAAAAACATACAACTATGAAAGATAAAATAATAAAATTATTAAATGATTACAGTAAAAATATGTATAGTCAAAACACTAGACTAAATATTACAGATATATTTAAACATTTACCTGAAGCAAAAGGAGATTATGCATTGTATTATTCAGCAAAAGAGGGTTTAAATCAAAATATACTTTGGTTAGATGGTGCTTCTAAAGAATTTAATAAATCTATTTATGAGTTAATTAATGAAGCAGTGATTAACTGGAGGCCTGAAAATTTTTGGACTTTTAATTTTAATAATTCCCCTTGTTATAATATGATAATATGTGAAAAAAAACACGCTAAAACACAAACACATTGTTGGATGCCTATTTCAATTGAATTAAATAAAAAAATAAAAGATAATTAACAAATAAAAAACATACAACAATGAATGAATTAGACGTAATACTTAGAAAAAATAAACTAGATATAATGATTATTAAAGCTAGTCATCAACTAGAAAAGAAAAAGGATAAAGTTAAACAGGAAGGCTTAGAAACTCTATTAGATATACTAGAATTAATACACGAACTACAAGACGAAATAAGAAAGCAATATAAGACAATAGCTAAATTAAAGTATGAAAATGCTGTATCTTACAAAGAAAATGCTATATTAAAAGCAGACTTTGATAAATACAAACACAATTTAAAGAAAGCAGAATTAGAATCTCCTAATAAAAATAAATGTACGAAATAACTACAATGTTAATAGCATCTCATTTAATTGCTTTTTTTGGCGGTTGTATTTTTAGCTTTATGTATTATGAATTAATAACACATATCAATGAAAAAAAGGACAATGAATGAATATAGACAAACTAAGGATAGTTACTATAAACATCCTTACACTCCAATAGAAAACAGTATAAGTTATTTATGCGCTTTATTTCCTAATGATTCTGACTTAGGAGCAGTAATAAGAAAACATTTTAAAAAATGAATGCAAACCAAAAAGGAAAACGCTTTGAGAGAGACGTTGCAAAGCAATTAAATAATAAGTTTAATACTAATGTTAGACGAACTCCTATGTCTGGCGGTATGAGTATTAAAGGAGATATTATAGATATTAACCCAGACTCGGTTTTATATGACTACCACTGGGAATGTAAAAACCAGGAAAAGCTAAATATTTGGAAAGCACTAGCACAAGCTAGAGCAGATAAGCCAATGGGAAAAACACCTGTAGTAGTATTTACTAAGAACTTTGAGAAAGACTACGCCTGTTTAGAATTTGAAGACTTTATGAATTTACTATTAACTATACAACAATTACAAGATGAGATCGACACTAGAACGAATAGCTGAATTAATAGAAGAGTATAACAATACTGATATATTTAATGGTAATAAGCTAAACGAACAACTAAAAGAATTAACTAGTAGACTATATCATATAGAAACTATGCGAACTAAGGCTCACGAAAACTATGAGAAAGTCATTCATACTAAAGTAGCTGAAGGATTTTCTGTAGCTAGGGCTACTAATGAAGCAAATATAGAAGTCCCTGAAATGTATCAACTAAGAAGATTATTAGAGTCTGGCTATAGAGTAGTAGATGCTATGCGAACAAACATAAGTTTTTTAAAGTCTGAAATGTATAACACTCAAAAGGATTAAGTGGACAATAAACTAATTAAGAAAATAGAGAATTTTATATTTTGGATAGGTAGAGAGTATAAGGTAGTCGAATTAGAAGACTTTAAACAGGATATTTTTATACTACTACTACAAAAAGGAGAGGATTTTATTATACGATTAGACAGCGAAAACTCAATTAAGAAATACGTTTACAAATTATGTATATTTCAAATAATTAGTGAGAGAGGTAGGTATAGAACTAAATACTATATACCTAGTCACTTTAGTAGTATAGATGACGTAGAGACTTATTCTAATAGCTGTTTTAAAGATGAGGTTCTTAACGAGCTTATAAACTCTTTAGATGGCTTAGATAAGATTATGCTAGAACATTTACTACTTTGTTCTGGAAATAAGCAATGTCTATCTAAAAAAAGTAATATTCACTATAATACTATACAATATAAATTTAAAGAATTAGCAAATAAAATAAAATCTAAATGGTCACTAAATGAATTCTATACTTAACATATTACTTATAATAACATTTACCACTACCTGGGTGGATTATGTACTTCCAATAATAAATAAACTAGACTATAAACCTTTCAATTGTAGCTTTTGTTTAACATTCTGGCTTAGTTTATTAACTTTTTTTATAAATTTAGACACTTATATATTAATAAGTCCATTAATTTTGCGTATAATAGAAAGAAGGTTATTATGAAAATAGAAGAGGTCATAAGACTATATGATAAAGTAAGTGCTTTTCCTAGTAAGGTAGACATTAGCTATCTTAGGAATAATTTTAATCCAATTATTAAAGAAAACTTTCCAGAAGTTAGGATAAGTTGGGCTTGTAATAGTTGTGTTAAAAATCAAATGAGTTTACTTTTAAGCTGGTTAAATGACAAAGAGGCTAAAGCAAAAAAGAAAAAAAATGTCAGAAAGAAAAGAACACCAAAAAACAAAAGTTAATTATGGTTACTACATTGACGAAGATGGACTATTTTATTATAGTGAAATTGATGGTGAGACGTTTCAATGTTTTGACATTAATGGCGTAGCCTCGACTACTTATGATTTTGGAATAGATTTTGAATTATTAGAACTAGCTTACATATACGAGAAAAATGATGGATATAGAGATGACGAACTTTATTAATGAAATAATGAAAAGAAGACTAACATATAAAGGTAAAAGAGTTTATATTAAATCTTTAGACACTAAGAAAGCAATAGTTTCCTATACTAAAGAGGGAGCTTATAAGCAGTTTAAAGTAGATATAAAAGACCTAGTAGACTTTAAATGAAGCTAACACCTAAAGAAATAAAAGAGCAAAAGGCTTTGTATGGTAGCGAGGCAGTGAATTTCTTTGTTCGATTTTTCGATATGAAAGAAAGACTAAAGACATTACCTGAATATTTTATTAAAGAAGTAATTAAAAACAGTGACGATATACGAGCTAATTTCAATACTAGAAAAGGAAGTGATAGAGCATACAAAAGGAAAGTCCAAAACATCCTGGCAAATAGAGAGAGTCAAATTAGCAGCAGAAAGAAAGATAGAGCCTCAGTGGGTAAAGGAACTAATAAAGAAGTATGACAAAAAAGCTAACACCTAAACAACGTAAATTTGCAGAAGAGTATGTCAATACTGGCAATGCTTCAGAAGCTTATAGACGGGCTTATGATGTTGGTGCAGATACTAGTTTAGATACTATTAAAGTGAACTCTAGTAAGCTGTTAGCAGATACTAACATAAAACTAACAGTCAATGAGTTACAGAAAAAAGAGGCTGAGTCTTTTCAAATAACGCGTAAAGAAGTAGCTGAGGGCTATTTTAAGATGATTAAATCTTGGGAGTATCTAATGGACTTAGCAGCAAAAGAAAACCTCTCTAAAGAGCAGAAAGCTAAATTCTATTTATTAAAAGAAATGGTTAAAGGTTCTGACTATCGAGGGGCTTATGATTCTATTGCTAAGATGTTTGGATTAAATGCACCAGACAAACAGGAGATAGAGCAGACTGTACATAATATCAATATCAATATAAAGCGTGGAAGCGACTGAAATCTTTGAACGCAATTACGACTCGAAAGCTAAGATAGTAATTAATAGAGGTGGTACTAGAAGCAGTAAGACCTGGTCTTTAAATCAATTATGTGCTTTATGGTTAATTAGTGGGAACTATGGTAATGGTATGTATATTAGTGAGGGTGTTTGGACTACTGTAAGAAAGTACAGAACTAATCTAGATGGTACTGTTATAAGAGACTTTGAGGATATACTAAAAGCTGAGGGTTGGTATAATAGTGTAGACCATAATAAAACTAAAAAACAATATAGATACGGCAAAAGACTAGTAGAGTTCATAGGTGCTGATGATGAGCAAAAGCTAAGAGGTGCTAAAAGAAATATCCTATACTGTAATGAGGCTAACGAATTAGAATACAAACAGGAGTTCTTTCAATTACTAATGAGAACTGAGAATAAAATATTCTTAGACTTTAACCCAGATGACGAACAAATATGGATAAACCAGGAACTTGAAATAAAGCGTTCTAACGAGGTTAATGATGTTGAGGTAATAGTATCTAACTATAAAAACAATTCATTTCTACCTAAGTCACTAATTAAAGAAATAGAATACCTAAAAGAAACAGATAAAGAGTTCTGGAAGATATATGGTTTAGGTGAGTATGGTAATATAAGTGGATTAGTATATGAGAATGTTAAGTATGTAGATAGTATGCCAGACTGTAAGTTAGTAGCTTATGGATTAGACTTTGGGTATTCTATTGACCCTTCTGCTTGCGTTGCTGTATATCGTAAAGATGATGAGTTATATTTAAAAGAAATCATCTATGAAAGAGAATTGACAAACCAGGACTTAGCAGAAAGACTAAGACCTATTATAGGCAGAGATGAGGTTATTTGCGATAGTGCAGAGCCTAAGTCAATAGAAGAAATATATAGACTAGGTTTAAACGCAAAGCCAGCTACAAAAGGTAGAGATAGTATACTTAATGGAATAGACATCTTAAAACGCTTTAAAATAAATGTAGTAAGTAGTAGTAATCTAAGAAGAGAGTTTAGGACTTACAAATGGGCTACTGATAAAAACGGTAATAGTCTACAAAAACCAATAGGAGCAGACCACTTACTAGATGCTTTGAGATACGTTGCTTTAATACATTTAAAACAAAATAATAAGGGATGGTATTCAATACGATAAATTTAGTATATTTGAGTAGGTTATTTTAGGATATTTAATTTAACCAAAAAATAAGAACTAAGAGGATGTAGTCGGTAAAAGAGCGTTGCATCCTTTTTTTATTTACAGATATAAAAAGACCAAATGGTTAGCAAATGGTTAGCAAATGGTTAGCAAATGGGGTTATATAAGATAAGATAAGAAAAGATAAGACAATATAAGAAAAGATAAAATAAGATAAAAAAATAACCCCCCTAAAACCCCCAATGATAATTAAAATAAAAATTATAAAATAAATATAAATAAAACAACAGAATTAAAATAAAGACATCTAAGCTACTATAAAAGACTAATGTATATGAATATACTAAAAAACTATTTGAGTGTCTTAGAACTTATCTAAATAGTGTTTAAATTGATATTGAGTTAATTTATTTAGTTAGTGTTTAGTTTATTAGTATTTAACTAAAAAATAATTTAGGTGGTTTTTGTTATTATTAAATAATTTGTTATATATAGAAATATGAATGTTACAATACCAACAAAGTGGAAAGATATTACTGTAGGTAATTACATTAACCTAAGACCAGTTTTAAATTCAGAACTAACACCAATACAACGAGTAGTTAATATACTAGCAGTATTAACTGGAGAAAAGAAAGAAGTAATTAAAAATATTAGTTTAGACCAATACAAAGAGATTAAGAAGAAGATGAGTTTCTTAGATACTGAACTACCTAAAGAACTTAAACACAAAAGATTTAAGATAGGTAAGCAGTGGTATGTATTTGAACTAAGAGCGCAGAACTTATTATTTGGTGAGTACATAAACATAATGGAGATAATGGAAAAAGCTAGAGATAATGAAGAGGCTATTTTTGATAATCTACATACTATACTAACTACTGTATGTAGACCAGTTAAAAGAAAGTTCTTTATTTGGCGTAAAATAAAAGTAGATGCTCAAATAATTAGAGAAACATCTAAAAACTTTTTTGATAATATGCCAATAACAATAGCTTATCCTATTAGTGTTTTTTTTTACACTCACTTGGACGGCTTAACAAAGGCTATAAAAACTTGTTTGATGGAGGAAGTGGAGAGGATAAAGAGGGAGGTGACACTAGAAATGAGTTCACTAAAAGATGGGGATGGTGGGCAACCTTAGACAACTTAACAAACAGTAGAATAGATAAGTGGGATGAGGTATTAAATTATAATGTAATTAAAGCCCTAAATATAGTAGCTTACTATAGTGATAAACAAAAAATGGAGATGCAAATACATAGAGAGCAAATGCAAAAAACTAAAAGAAGGTGAGTGACCAATTAGACATATTTGGATTCGATGTAAGTCAATTAGAAGAGGTTAAAATAGATAACCCTAGCACACTAGCTGAGGTCTTTAATAACATTGCTGCTGATATGGTTTTTTGTTTACAGCAATCAGTACAAAAAGAGAATCTAACTTTTAAAGGTGGTTTGCTAGATTCTATTAAAATGCCAGTTAAGATGTTTGGCTTTAGAATGATAGCCACTTTATTTATGGCTGATTATTACGACTATGTAAACAAAGGTGTTAAAGGTATTGGAGGAAAGAGAAAAACTGAGAACGGTAAATATATTACAGGACCAATGAAAGCCTGGGAGATTAAAGCTCCTAACAGTCCTTATAGTTTTAAGAAAGGTCCTAAAGTAAGTCACATTAGACAATGGGCTAAAAGTAAAGGATTAAATGAGTACGCTGTTAGAACGTCAATAGCACATAAAGGGACTAGCCCTAGATACTTTTTTGATAACTGTATGAAAGAGACTTTTTATGGTGAGACGTTTAACAAGTTTAAAACAGATATTAGAGTAGTATCTGGTGAAAGAGTAGCAAAAGGATTAAAAGAAATATTAGAGAAATGAGTTTAGAAGTAAAATATTTACCGCAAGACTATAGAACGGTATACAACCCAGTGGAGATAGTTATGTTTGAGACTAGTGGAACTACTAGAGGTTATACTGGATTTGCGTATTTAATAGATGTTAAAATAGGTTTAACTACTATAGGTAGATTAAGAGTGCCACCTACTACTAGTGGTTTTGGTAGATTTGATTTATCTGGGATTATGAAGTCTTATATTTCTAGTGATAAAGGTTTATTAAATGGAACTAATATAGACTCTGTTTATGACAATACTAATAGCTATACAAACTTTACTTTGCAATTTGGATGGGTGCATTATAATACAGGCTCTGCTACTACTAGCATACCTCAAACAGTTACACTACCTGACACTAGCACAACCTCATCACAAAACTTAATTGTCTTTAATGGCTCATTACCTAGCTATAGAAGAGACGTTGTAAACTTCTATGACTGGCAGTCTACAGACTACTATCTAAAATATATTCCTAATATATACACTAATAAATTCTTAACTAACCAGCCTAGAGGTTCTGCTGGTAGTTCTAATAATTTAGAAGTTCAATATACAGACGAAGGTTATATATATCTATTAATGGATAATATTACTAATTTCGATATTATTAATTTAAAGACATATAGGTCTAATGGTAACTTAATAGATGATATAGATATAACAGTTCCAACTTTAACAAACGCTAAACACGTTAGGATTCCTTATGCTCCTAATAGTTTAAATTCTATTAACACTACTTATCTACCAGGCAGCCAGCCGATAGTCTCTACCTCAGCTTCTTATTATTCTATTCAGTTAGAAAAATCTAGTATATTTAAGACAGAGCCAATGTACTATAATATAGCTACTGAATGTCGTTATGAAACTAGAAGACTAGAATTCTTAAATAGTTTAGGTGGTTTTGATTATTATAATTTTACTAAAGTATCTAAACACTCAGAAGAAATAGAAAGAAAGTTCTTTAAGACTAATCCTAGCGACTTAGACACTGACACTGGTGTTATTAATTACTCTATATCAAATAGACAAAAAGTACAGTATTATACCTCATCTAAAAATAAAATGAAGTTAAACTCTGACTTTATGACTGTAGATACTTATAACTGGTTATTAGAACTAATAGAAAGCCCTGAGATATATTTATTAGATAGCTATACAACGCCGTCAGGAACTACAGAAATAAGACGTATTCCAGTGCAAAATATAGAAGGCAATTGGGAGGAAAAAACTAATAGTAGTGATATGGTTTGCAGCCTATCTTTAGATGTTGAATTTGGAATTGATAATTATAGACAAACATTCTAAGAATGATTAAAGAAGAGTTATATATAAATGGTGAAAGTGTAGAATTAATTAAATCGTTAAATCCTAATTTAACTTTTAATATTGCTGATATTGCTAAACCAGACACTAGAAAAGCAGACCACTCTAAGACTATAGAGCTGCCAGCTAGTAAAAAGATTAATAAGATATTCGAACACATCTTTGAATTAGACACTGACTTACAGACTTTTAATCCTAATCTAAAGACAGATGTTATATATTTAGTTAATGGTGAAATACAAATTGACGGCTATCTACAGTTAAAATCTGTAAAAGATAATGATGGTCATATTATATATAACTGTATTATAATAGGTAGA